AAAAGGTGTCTGCCTTCTAATCTGTGCATTAGCAGGTGTTACTGGTTTGTTAGAAATAGTAGGTATAAATAATTCAGCACCAGTAGTAAATATTTGTAAATCTCTGTTAGATACTAAATGTCTAATAGAAAATATCTCACCAACATTAGCAGTAAGATCAAGAGCATCATTATCTTCAGCATCACCTACATCAAAATTAAAAAACAATCCTGACTTACTACCCCATATTCCATCAGGCTGTGCTAAAGTGCCACCAAACCAAAGTCTATTTTGATGAAATGTAACTGCCGCAGGGTATCCTCGAAGAGCAGAATAGCTTTGCTCACTAAACTCAGTAGTAGCCGCACCAGTAACAATACGAGGACTACCCCCACCTATAGCACTAGATGTAGCAGTGGCACTGCTTCCTGCTAAAAATTCAAATGTATTTTCATCAGGAACAGCAGTAATAGTTCTAGGACCATTTATATTACTATTAGCTATACCACCTACTGCACCTGCCCTTTCAAAAGTAACAGATCCTCCAGTAGCAAGACCATGTAATGCTTTTGTAACTCTAATAGTACCACTGCCTTCAAATGTTTTAAGACTATCTATTTCAAGTTGCTGTGTTAACGTGCCACCTACAGTTGCAGTCACTTGTGTAGCACTAGTAAATGCAGTTATTCTGCATCTTGTTTCACCTATTAATAGATCAACACCTACATGACCAGATACAAAATAATCTGCTGATGTAGTAAGTGTAACACTACTGGTTGTGCCACTTGCACTTATAGTCATACCTAATGGTTGAAAACTAAAGTATGGCTGAAAGATATTATTGCCATCTCTTGATGTATCAAAATTAAAAGTTGATATAGTAAATGTAGTAAGACCAGTTCTTTCTAATATTCTAGTTTGAAATGTATTATGACATATAAACATTAGATCACCTTGCTGTGCAAAAGTAATCTCTTCAAGGTATGGTGCTGATGTTGTATTAACTAACCATGATTGACTAGTAAGTGACTGAATAGATGACACAGTACCATCAGTAGGACTAATCTGAAATATCTCTATTCGTGTATTACTAAATGCTATTATATATTTTTCATCATCTGAAAATATAAAAGGTTCTATTCTTATACTTTGTCTAAGACTTGCTAGTGCTGTAAATGCAG